GGCATTAGGGAATGACATCGAGGGTTTACGATTGTTATACAGCCAAGCTAAAACAGGTGGCGCAACCGATGACACACTCGACAAGATCAAGGCAATCGCTAATGGACTTACAGGCAAAGAGGATTCTTCTAGCCTCAATTCTTGAAACCCAAGAGTGCCTACAAGAGCAGTTTGATGTGGGCGACTTCGATTCAATAAGTGTCATTTGGAAGTTACAAAGAGAGAAAGCTGAGAGGCTAAAAAATGGAGATTATTACACCAGGCCACATAGTCGAGGAATTACAAAGGCTGACCAAGGAGATGGACAAGGGAGCTAGCGCTCTCTACGATGCCGAGTGCAAGCTGGCAGATGCTGAGTCAGCTTATGACAGGGCAATCTCGCTATCCTTTATCAACAACTCTGGGACAGTAGCAGACCGGCAAGCTGTGGCTAAATTGCAAGCAGTAGAGGAAAAGCTAAAGGCTGACCTTGCTAGGGCTGAATACAACAGGATAAAGACCAAGATGAAAACCCTGTCAGACCAAGCAACCATGATGGCTGTAATGAGCAAGAATGTCGAACTCCAATGGCGACACGCCTAGCTGGTAGCCTTATCGGGTGATAGCCGAATCCTGCTCTTGTGGGGCCAAAATTAGGACTGATGATGCTCAGGCAATCAAGCTTGTCCGAGAGTGGCGGCGTAGGCATACCTGTTTGACCGACAACACCGACAACACCGACATTATTGAAGCTGTCAATGGTGGTATGTCAGAAACCACAATCGCTTTAGGCTTCCAACCTGGTGAGATGCCAGCCAAGATTTACGATCCGTTCGATGACTAAGAAACAGTTCCAAAAATACCTAGAGCGCGACCTTGGCTGTTGGCATTGTGGCACTCAAGGCGATGACCTGATACCTCACCATCGACTCAACCGAGGCATGGGAAGTAAGAATCACCTAGCTAGTCAGTCGAGCAACATCATCCCACTGTGTGCCGAGGCTAACGGCTTGCTAGAGTCAAACGCTGGCTTTGCTGAGCTAGGTCGTAAGCTGGGCTGGAAGCTAAGGAATCATGAAACGCCGACTGAAGTGCCTATCTTTGGGCATGGTGGCTGGTGGCTACTGAATGACGACTTTACAAAAGACTTGCTGGAATCAGAGCCAGAATACTTTTAGGGTGCTACTGTAAAGCTATAACTGAATAAACAAGATACCAACAATCATGCTGTTGGCATCATTACTAAGTGTAGTGTGCCAACCTAAATAGGAAGGCACATTTAGTGTTTAACTGGGAAAACAAATCACTCGCTGAGATTCTGCCGCACTACGGGGACAACATTTTCATGGCTGAGATGGACTACAAGGCTATGGGCCTTGATACCGGACAATGGGCAATGCTAGTCAAGGATGCCTTTGAGTCGAGGGTAGTCAACGCAACTGTATTGATGGTCATGCTCGACAGAGCAAGTGTCGCCTAATGCCACTAATTAGAGGTCACCACACCTTTGACGATCACTTCACCCAGATACCTAACAACTGGGTAAGAGATTCAAACCTGTCATTGAAAGCCATTGGGCTACTAACGCAACTAATGAGCCACCGACCTGGTTGGAACATGAGCATAAGTAGCTTGGCAAGGTTCAATAAGACCGGAGTACGCACAATCAAATCGGCAGTCCAAGAGCTTGAACTCTACGGCTACCTAGTTCGATCAGAGAAGCAGGAACATAATCCAGACGGCACTTTTGCCGATTATGTTTGGACTACTGCTGACCCGTTGCAAAATGGCGTTACGGCAAAAAGCGTTGACGCTAAAGTACACACAAAGAACACTATTACTAAAGAAGAACAACCTATTAAGAATAAACAAGAGAATATATCAACAGATACCTTTGATAAATTCTGGGAGTTCTACCCTAAAAAGAAAGCTAGGGCTGATGCTGAAAAGGCATGGAACAGAGCAATCAAACGCAAACCAGCTAGTGAGATTATTGAGCTAGCAAAGGCTTACTCCCAAGGTAAGCTACCGGCAGAGGAATACATACCCAACGGATCTACCTGGCTAAACAACAATCGGTGGGAAGATGTAAATGCGACAATTGAGAAGCCAAGAGAGTTCAAGACAGGGGTGTTTTACAATTGAGTAACTTTGAGGAACTTGTAATCGGGTCAATCCTGCTTACTAACGGCAAGGCAATTGACGAACTAACCCTGACACCGGATGACTTTGACAATCTAGCAAACGGCAAAATCTACGCAACAATGCTGGAGATGAGAGCAGCTAGAGAGCCGATTGATACCTTCACAGTTGGAACTAAGTTGCCGCGCTACGCAGCTGACCTGCATGACATGGTTACAGCAACACCAACAGCCGCTTCGGTAATTTACTACGCAACCCAAGTCATAGACCTAGCAACTCGTAAAAGGGTCCAGCAAGCTGGAAACTTACTTAGTATCAAGTCCCAAGGCGATGACATCAATCAGGTAATCGAGCTTGCCAGAATTGAGCTAGATCAGCTAACCGAAAAGAACCAAGCCACTAAGCCGAGCTATGTTGATGACGAATTGCTGTCATACATGGATGAGCTCGATAAGCCAAAGCATTACGCTAAGTCACCTTGGCCCAATCTCAACGAAATAATCATGGGCTTCAAGCCAGGTGCTTTATACATAATCGGTGCAAGACCTGGCATCGGTAAGACCATTGTTGGTTTGCAGATTGCATGGGAGCTATCGAAGTCTGGAGCTGTTTCATTCCACAGCCTAGAGATGAGCCGCACCGAGCTCTATAACAGAATTATCAGCATGGAAGCTGAGGTTTACATTGGCAACATCAACCAAGGTTCTCTCAGAGATGAGCACTGGATCAAAATTCAAAAGACAAGGCAAAGCTGGTCAAACCACCGACTAGCAATCTTTGACAAGTCAGGGCAAACCCTTCAGCAGATACGAGCCTCAGCGACAAGCATCAAAAAAGAAGGGCAACTCCAAGCCATAGTTGTTGACTATTTAGGTTTGATTCAAGACACAATTGCTGGTCGCAAGCGTTACGAGATGATTACAGACATAAGCATCGGGCTAAAGAACTTGGCTAGAGATCTAAATGTGCCGGTCATCGCACTAGCTCAGCTCAATCGAGGCCCAGAGCAACGCAGGGATTCTGAACCTGACCTAGCTGACCTAAGAGATTCAGGTGGAATTGAGCAGGATGCCGATGTCGTTATCTTGCTACACAGAGTCAAAACTGCTTGGGATGACCCTGAACTTGAATGGCAAAAGTCAGGAATGATTATGAAGGTTGCCAAGAACCGGCATGGCAAGATTGGCAACGCAAAGCTAATCTTTGAGGGTGAGCTTTCAAGAGTCGTCCAACCGCCCAAAAACGATAAAGACTAAGATTATGGCGTGGATGACAATGTGGCCTTATGCTGCCGATGTGGAGCAACCTGGAAGGTCAATACGCATAAACGCAAGCGTAAAGACCTCAAGTGCCAATCCTGTCGGATGCACCGAGCCTTGGTCATCAAGTATGGATCCGAGAAGTGCATCCCTTGGCAGGGCGATTTTGACAAGGCTACTCTCACCATCCCAATCTTTGACGGCAAGCCAGTCCTACCTGGCACTAGAACTTGTGGGCATCTCGACTGCACCAATCCCAACCATGTCGCTGGTGACCACTAGAGTAAAACAACAAATCGAAAGGAAATAAAGAGATGGCAATAATCAAGGTAAAGGGCGCGATCACCAGAGTCTTCTACGAAGGCAAGGGCATCGAGGTAACCGAGTCCTATGAAACCAAAACAGGCGACACCATCAACAAGCGTTACACAGTCTGGCTAAAGCAGCCAACCACGCTTGAAGCTGGCGACACAGTTCAGGTCGAGGGGCTATACAGCTCAGAGATTGACAACTGGACCAACAAGGAAGGCGAGGCAAAGCAGTCCATCAAGGTAAGCATCAACAACCCCTTGGTAGTCCCAGCAGAGCCTCTAAACATCATCAAGGGAATCTTCGAGCCGACACACGAGCCAAGTCCCTTTTGAAAAATCTCCGTTGGTTATTCCCAGCCGTCACCGCCGGCATACTAATAAACCTATCTACGCACTCAACAAGCGGTTTAGATTGGTTGGGAATAACCTTCGGTTTGCTTTACACCTGGGCTGCCATAATGGGAGCATGGGAGCTGTATGGCAGAGGTAAGCCTTAGCGTTACCGGTGACCCAGCCAGCCAAGGATCACACGCCATAATGCATGGCAGGATTGTCCAGGTCAATAGCTCAAAGCACAAGGCTTGGCGTAAGGCCATAGTCCAAGAAGCAATCGCTACTTTGCCGGATGACTGGCAACCAATAGACGAGCCATGCGAGCTTATCGTCAACTTCTATCTCCCCAAGCCCAAGACAGTAGATCGCCAGCTACCCAGCGTGTCGCCTGACCTAGACAAGCTCATAAGGGCAGTAGGGGACAGCCTGACCGATTCAGGCGTGGTCATTGATGACAGCCGAATTGTCCGAATCTCAGCCCGTAAGCTCTACGCCGAGGGCATCGCGCCAGGGGCCACAATTCAGGTCAAAACCCTCAACTAGCCCTTTAGGGCGACACGCCGATAAACAGGGAAATTTGCCAAAATTGCCAGAAAAAGGCAAAAACTGTGCTATTCTTTTCTTACGGCCCAAGGGGGGCCAGAAAAGAGGAACCAAGTGAACACTTACACATACATCACCAGAGAGTACTTTGTTGGCGAGTGGAGAGATGTCAAAGCTTCAATCCAAGCAAAAGCAGGAATGAAATTCGTTGTTGAGTGCATCTCAGAACTTGATAAAGCAATCAGATGTTTTGAAACTCATGAGCAGGCCAAAAGGTATGGAAAAAGATTCAATCTGCAAGCCTCTCTAAAGGACGTCGGTGCTACTTACCAGATTATCGAGCTGGCATAAATGAAAACCATAATCCTTTACCTAATCTCACTAACCGGCATCTTGATTGCAAGCTGGCAGATTCAAGAGATACACCTGGGCTGGGGTTACACCCTCGGCGTTGCAGGCTTGATCCTTGCTTTCTTTATAGCAGTCAACGCACTAACAAAGGACACTCGCAAATGAATGAGCAAGAACTAGCTGAGCAGATTATTGTCGAGGCTCAGAGGTGGACTCAAAACCAATACACTCTCCAGGTTGGAATACCCTTTAGAGATTCAACAACTGAGAACGAAGCCAAGGCTCGCATTGAGCTAATACAACACATCAAACAAACACTAAAAGAGATGAGAGAAAATGCCTAACTATAATCCAGAGCCACTTGAGTTCGCAGTCACCGACTACAACCCTAACCAATACAACTTTGGTGTTGCCAAGTCAGACGGAATCTACATGGGCAGGATGCTTATGAAAAACGAGGTGCTAAGTCTTATCAAGGCAGCGTATCCAATCCCAACCAAGGCAATCGCCAAGGTCATTGACATCGTGGACAGCATTGAAATCTATGTTGACCCTCAATACAACATTTCATCGAGGTAGCCATGAACCTGACACCCTACGCAGAAGGCTTTTACGCCGGCATCCGTCACCAGCGCAACAACATCCTTGACTTTGTGTCTATCCACTTGGATCAGGGCTACATGGTTACAGCTGCGGACATTGTTGACGAAATAAACGGCCAGTATAAAAAAGACATGAACCAGCAAGTAGATGCCATGATGGATGGCACCCTTGACAAGCTAATCCGCAACCTAGATGAGCTGTCCTACACAATCAGCAACATCGAGAGGCAAGCACAGGAGATAGTTACCGAGGTGAATAAGAACCTATGAAGTCACCAATAAAAGGCGTACACCTAAGCACTAGCTTTGATGCCACAGTCCTCAGATACTTTGACGAGAACGCAAAGCTACTGCTCTCGAAGCACAATGACTATGGCCCTACTAACATCAGCAACGCACCTGGTGGACCTATCAACGGCCTACGAGTCAGGATGCATGACAAGTTGGCAAGGATCAACCACCTAACGGATTCCGGCAACGCACCTGAGCATGAAGCATTGCGAGATTCTTTCATTGACCTTGCAAACTACGCAATTATCGGTTTGCTGGTCCTAGACGGAGAGTGGCCTGAGAAATGATTGGATGGCGACCTAACCGAGAAGAATCGCGAGCGCGGAAACTGACTGAGGCTTTTGGCAGAGGCTTTGCCAAGGGTTATGTTCAAGGGACAAAAGAAATGGCTGACTACCTGACTGAGCAGATTATCCACGCAATCAATCAAGATGCAGTTCTAAGAAGCACAGTAGATGTTGACACCATTGAAAGAGTGGTCGAAATTATTGAGGCGGTGAGGGACATTGGCAAAACACAGAGCTGAGAGGCAACCGATCAACTGGCGCATCATGCGAGTTCATTGGGCATACAAGACACTAAGAATCAGGCGAGCCTTCTACACCTTCCTGTATAAGGTGTCGCGATGACTCACTTTACTAACGCAGATGAGCGTGAAATCTTTGATGCTATCTTGCTGCTCAAGGATGAGAATCTAGTCTGGTCAAGCGACCTAGAAGCAATAAGGCGCAACCTTGCCAGATTATTAGAAAGAATAATGCAAGTCGAGTGGCACTACCTTGAGCCAGAAATCGGCGACTTAGCTCTAAACTTGATAAGAGAAACTGAAAGGGAAAACAATGC